CTTTCGAGTTCCATCATTACTATGATTGTCCGCAATTATCACTCTTGTTCCCCGTATACCGGTTTGGTTATGTATTGAATGTAATGTACGCTCAATGTAATTTGCTTCGTTATATGTTGGGATAACGATTGTAAGGTTATTTTTTATTGAAGTGTTTTGTGAATTTGCCATTGTTATAAATTATATATGAATTATTTTCTATCCAGTCACCGCAATTGACGTATTCAATATCGTCGATGACTTTTATTATGGGATGATGAATATGCCCACAGACAACTTTGGTACAGTTTCTTTTTTTCGCTTGGTAAACTATTTGGTCCTCAAAGGATGTGATGAATTTAACCGCCTCCTTTACTTTATCCTTTAAGAACTTAGATAAAGAACGTTTAAACCCCAATCTTTTAAGGTATCTATCAACTACAATTGCCAAATCGTAACCGACGGAACCAAGAACACCCAACCATTTTAATTTTACAACACCATCATATAGGTCTCCATGTGTGATGAAAATATCTTTGTAAATGTATTCATTGTGAAATTCGATATTCCCAAATGATAAGTCATCATAATCCCTCAAGAACTCATCATGATTACCAGTGATGTAAATTACTTTCGTACCATTTTTTGAATAGGATAGAATTTTTCTTATTAAGTTGGTGTAAGATTGTTTCCAGTAAAATCTCTTTTTTAATAACCAACCATCAATTATGTCACCAACCAAGAAAAGGTATTCCGGTTGATATTTTTTTAAGGTCTCAAGGACCTCTTCAGCATTACATCCCTTTGAACCGAGGTGAACATCTGAAATTAATAACGCTTCAATTTTTTTCATTTTAAAATAGTTTTCCTTGTATGTATTCCATTGCTCTTCTATACCTACTGATTGGTTTGTGTTCCTCACCATCTAAGAACTTCTCCAATACTCTCTTTACATTAATCTCTTCGGGGTCATAGATGTCTCTAACAATATTATTCCCGTCAATTATGTGTGGTCGGGCGTAGTATGTTAACTTCTTAAATGAATCACCGTACTTGTGAAACTGTTCTTTGAATAACTCGGACGCCATCTCTTTAATTTTGATTTTAAATTGATAGTACTCGTCACCAATCTCTTTAGTCCACCCGTATTCCCAACTGGTAAACAAATAAACTTTCTTTTCTGATTTGTGGAAGAACGTAATGATTTTATCTTCTCCCGGTGAACCGGTGTTCCACTCTATCTTTTCTTCGTTGTTAGATTTATCTTCAATACCAAAGATTCCATTTGGTGTTACGAACAAATAATCAGGAGATGACTTACTTCCGAATGGTTCGTGAATAACAAAGTATCCACCGCCCAATTTATCGGAGGTGAATACACTGTGGTCGTATTTGAAATAGAAGTTTTTTAATTCGTCTTTATTCTTCTTATCTTCAATGTAGAATTGACCGTCTTTCAACCATGGTAATTCTAAGAACTTGGTCATCGTAAATGATTCTCTCTCTTTACTGTTCCAATCGTTCTCAATCTCGTTAACTATACCTGATAGTATACCTTTCAATTCTTCACTTTTTTTCATTAAGATTCTCTTTCTTTTCTATCTATGTATCTATGTACAATAATTAACAATATCATTACGATTATACTTTGCTGTGCTGGTATTGGTAAAAACATCACTAACGCCATGCAGATACCATAAAGAAAATCGTTCCAATCCTTCTTGATGAGTGACCCTAAAATATAGAGACCCCATATAATTCCAATCACTATGTTGAAGACTACTAACATTGTTCCAAATATAAAAGATTATTTTGAATATTCCAAATAATACCCTGATTTTTTTCAAAATCGGTATATATATGGATTATAAAAACTTATAACATTGGACAAAATAGAAGTATTTGAACCCTATCATCAACACCTATTATTAAAGTGTTGGATGACTAATCCTCCTAAGAAGGAAGAACAACTAAATAAATGGTTTATACACCTCGTAGATTCGGTTGGAATGAGGGTAGTTGCTGGGCCAACCAGTGTCTATGTATCCGACCCAGGTAATGAGGGGTTAACGGGAACCGTAACATTAGCCACATCACACGGGTCAATACACATTTGGGACCATTATGAGTTACCAATGGCACAGTTTGACATCTACAGTTGTAAATGTTTTAACTTGGGTACCGTATTAAAGTGTTTTGAACCTTTCGGTATGGTAAAGGCAGAATGGGTTATGATTGACAGGAATGGTAGTCCTGTAATCACCGAATCGGGAGTGTGGGAAGGTTAATTTATTTATATTTTCCGAATAAATCTATGTAATATTGGTGGTGTTCTCAATATAGGGGCGGTGATATTTATATATAAATAAAAAATTATGGGTGGAGATATACGTAAAATGATTGATAAAGTAAAAAACTTTAAACATTTTGTGAATGAAAGATTGGAATTAGGTAGTCAAGAAAGAATTCATCTAAGTAAAACACCAATTGATAAAATTGAAAACGGAGTTAAAAATCAAGATGTTCACGGAAAACCGGGAGGTTTATGGTATGGATTCGGTGATAATTGGATTAATTTTAAAAAATATGGTGTTACTTGGGATACCAAGGAAAACGTACCATTAAAGGGTGTGATGAATAGTGAGGTTTATATTTATAAATTATATTTAGATATGAGTGAAATTATGATTCTGAATACAGAAGATTTATTTAAAGAGTTTACAGAAAAATATAGTACACACCAAAATTATCCACACAATATTAATTGGGATTTAGTTTCAAAAAAATATAAAGGTATCGAGTTTCCAAATTATGAAGAGATTGGTGTTAGAAATTTACATCAAGAATCAAAAGAATATTATTGGGCATATACCATTGATGCAAATTCTGGTTGCATTTGGGATGTATCAGCAATAAAAAAATTTAGATTATTATAAAAAATTGTGGATGAAGATATTAATGAGAAATAACTAACTCATCTCTAAGTTTCGCGGCCATTTCATAGTTCTCATCTGCAACCGCAATGAGTAATCTCTCTTGGAGTTCCTGTTTTGATTCTCCAGATAAATCTTCTTGAATTGGTTCTCTTTCTTCTTGTAGAATGGAAACCCACGCCTTCAAATAAAGAATAACATTCCCCTTTTTAGAATAGTAGTTGTGGTCTTGAGTGGTTGTGGTAACCATTTTCTTCACTTCAACCATTTTGGTTCTTCCAAACAATCTACCGAAGAAAGTATTAACTGGGATATAATCGTAATGGTCAAATACTTCAGTTGTTACTTTATGATGGGTAGATATCCCTGAACGTTTTAATATTGCGGAATTTTCCAAATACTCTAAGTGTGCGATGTCATCAGTAGTTAATCCAGCATCGTTTAAATCGTCGAAAATCTGTTTCATTGGTACTCCCGTTATTGGGCACCATGCACTTATAAGGCTCTTCCAAGTTTTTGCCACCTCAGGTTTATCTTTAACCTTCTCAAAGATTGAGTGTGTAAAGATATCCTCATCTTTAAGTCGTTGTTTCAACTCGGTACCTGTTATCCCTAACATTGCTTGAGATACAACACCACAGTTACAACTTTCTTGTTCCTGCCAATTGTAAATTACTGTTCCATTTTCAAGTGCTCTGATTGCACCCATTAAAGATTTGGTTAATTTTTCTTTACGGTTCATAGTATGTAGATTTATAATATTTCTTTTAAAGTTATTTCTTGTGGTGAATTTATAATTTTAGGACCTTCTCTAAACCATTTAGTGATGATGTTTTTTTCACCCGAGATAACCGGTAGTCCGCAATGTTTTGCGTATTCATTTGGTTTTCCATTTCTTAAAATATTAGACCAAACAACGGCAGTTCCGGTATTCGGAATTAATGTTTTATCGATTTTTGTGAAGTGTGTTTCACCACCCTCTTCCACATCATTAAGATAAACCATGAATGTCCACGTTCTTTGACCAAGATTAACTAACCCCACTTTATTGGGTTCGTAATTCTCATCAAAATAATCACCGTGTTCTTTAAATTGTTGACCAACTAGATACTTCTGACCTTGTGGTATTTCACCCAACTCGTGGGGTAATTTCATAAACGAATGTATCTTATCATTTACGGATTTATAGATTGGATTATCTAAAAACATATCACAGGTTGAACTGGTTCTAACGTCTTCAACATTAGTATTTGTAACCACTGTTGATTGTCTCAACTTACCAACCATCTGTTCTATTAACTCCCCACATTCTTCACCCGATAAGAAGTTTGGTATTGTATAAATTTCCAAAAACTCAGTCTCGATTCTATAAACACCTGAGTTATCACACAACGGTTTATAGAGAGGTTGAATGGTAAATGGT